ACTAAAGGTAAACCACAAAGAAAATCTAAATCAGTGAAACAATTAGTTATAAGTAAAAGAAGGGAACATAGTAGAAAGCCTGATGAAATTTACAGTGGTATAGAGACATTATTAAACGGCCCTTATCTAGAACTCTTTGCTAGAAATACTCGGCAAGGATGGGATAGTTGGGGGAATCAAACAGAAAAGCACGGAGAACACAATGAGTAAATGGGACGAAATGGATATGACTGGATGGGTGTCTGGTCTAACCGCAGTAGACGAAGATACTTATCGAAGGAAAGTTGTAGATGAAGAAACCGCTTCCCAAGCAGATAGACCAGCATTAGCTGCTAAAGAAGACTTGGGTCTATTAGAACGTAGATTAGAAATTAAATTAGATAGTATCAAAAATGTAGAAAAAAAGATTGATAAACTACTTAGTTTGATATATGATAATGATAGTATAGTAGAAGAGAGAAAACAATTAGCAGATTCTGTAGCTAATAAAAAGGTGAATGAGATGGCTAAGATTGTTATGCCTTTGTTGGGCAGTTTGTATCGAACACAGAATCAAGAATATATTCATTGGCCGGGTCGAGGTCCTATCATTGAAAAACAAATGGAAAAGGTAGAAGCAATCTTAGATGGATCTTTTTTTGAATGAAACTTCCTTCTGATGTTTCCTGTCATGTCAATAAAAATGACCCCTGGGTAAATAATTTTGTTGACTTCTTACGACCTTTGTGCGATAATAATATGTTAAGTAAAGAAAGATTGTTAGAAGTAACGGGATGGGAACCATTGCAAACGCCTTGGGGGTATGATTTACCATTCTGTTACATATTCGATATGAATCAGAAGTATTATATAGTTTTAAAACAAAGGAGTAAGAATGTTGGAATCGAATAATTATTTTAAGAGTATGGTAAAGGCTTTGAATGATGATAATACACATCTTCTTTCTGAGGGTGGTAATTCCGCTGAGTTTACTGGGTGGCTTGATACTGGCTCTTATATTCTTAATGCTCTCGTCAGCGGCAGTTTATATGGCGGTATTCCTAATAACAAAATTACAGCACTTGCTGGAGATCAGGCTACAGGTAAAACGTTCTTCGCTTTAGGCATGGTTAGTAGTTTCTTAGAAAAAAATAAAGACTCGGGTGTAATGTATTATGATACAGAAGCAGCCGTAACACAAGAAATGATGTCTACCCGTGGTATTGATATTGAACGCCTTATCGTTTCAGAACCAGAAACTGTACAACAATTTCGACATCTAACACTACAGGCTCTTAATCGCTATATCGAGCATAAAACAGACGCACCACCTATGATGATGGTGTTAGATTCATTAGGACAACTATCTACAACTAAAGAAGTAGATGATACCGCCCAGGGATTAGAAACTAAAGATATGACTAGGGCCCAAATTATTAAGGGCACTTTCCGTGTTCTAGGTCTAAAACTAGCCCGTGCCAAAGTACCTATGATTATTACTAATCACACTTATGCTTCAATGACTGGCTTGTATCCCACTAAAGAAATGTCTGGTGGTTCTGGTCTAAAATATACCGCTTCTACTATTCTAATGCTATCGAAGAAAGTTGATAAAGATGTAGAAAAAGATGAAGGTAATCTGATTAAGGTGGTCGCCGAAAAATCTAGGTTCACTAAAGAAAAGAAGATTGTTGAAGTACGTCTATCGTATGATACCGGCCTTGATAGGTACTATGGGCTACTAGACTTAGCTGAGAAATACGAAATCATTAAGAAGGTATCAACTCGATATGAAATGCCTGATGGATCGAAGCATTTTGGTAAAAGCATCAATAACAATCCAGAAAAGTTCTATACTGAAGATATCATGCATCGGCTAGATATTGCTGCTGGAGTTGAATATAAGTATGGCGGCCACACCAATGAAGTAGAAGAAGTAGAGGAGCTGGTAGATGTCGAAGATTGATTTAGAAAAGTTTGCCGAGTTCACTGATATGTATGAATTCGTAGATGAATTATATGAAGAAGCTTCGACCATACCAATTCGCTTGACAGACGAGAAATATTATGCTACAATACTTAAATACGATACAATAGATCTTAAAGAAATGGGCGACGATGATACTGCTACCCTAAAGTTTAAATTTAATTTTATAGAAAACCCACATGAACTAAAAGAAGATGATGTAGAATTCAATAAACATATCGGTGACCTACTAGTTAATATTATTATTAACACTTTAAATGGAAATGAAAATGCGGTTAGAAACAACGATCTTGAGTCAATTACTTCACAATGAAGATTATTGTAGAAAAGCTATTCCGTTTTTAAAAGAAGACTATTTTCATGAAGAAACTGAAAAGATCTTGTATAACGCTATACAAGACCATCTAAATAATTATAATACACTACCCACTACAGAGATTTTAAGCATCACTATTAATCAATCTGTGTGGAAAAATCAAGAAGAAGTATTTGATAATGTGATGGAATATATCGATAATCTCAATGATAACAAAATAGATAATGAATGGTTACTAGATAATACAGAAAAGTTTTGTCAAGAAAAATCTGTATATAATGCTATTATGGAATCTATTCAGATTATCGATGGTAATGATAAAGAGAAAACTACCGGTGCTATTCCCGAAATATTGTCTAAGGCATTGTCTGTTAGTTTTGATAATCATATTGGACATGATTGGATCGAAGACTTTTCTGATCGATATGATTTCTATCATAAAATAGAAAATCGCGTACCATTCGACCTAGAATATCTTAATTTAATTACGAAAGGAGGTTTACCACAGAAGACCCTATCGTGTATCCTTGCAGGCACTGGTGTAGGCAAATCATTGGCCATGTGTCACTTTGCTGCAAGTAATCTGATGGATTCTAAAAAAGTTCTTTATATCACCCTAGAAATGGCAGAAGAAAGGATTGCCGAACGTATCGATGCTAATCTGTTAGATGTATCTCTGAAAGACTTAGAAAATTTAACTAAGCCTTCATATATTAAGAAAGTAGAACGCATTCGTGATAAGACTGAAGGTAGGCTGATCATTAAAGAATATCCTACCGCTACTGCTGGCGCAGGACATTTTCGTCATCTTATGAACGAACTTCGTTTGAAAAGAAACTTCGTACCAGATATTGTTTATATCGATTATCTAAATATCTGTTCTTCTATGCGTCTTAAATATGGTGCTAATGTTAATAGTTACACTTATATCAAGTCTATTGCAGAAGAGATACGTGGGTTAGCGGTTGAGAAAAATATTCCTATTGTTACAGCCACTCAAACTACTAGGTCTGGATTTAGCAATTCAGATCCAGGACTTGAAGATACTTCGGAGTCTTTCGGTCTACCGGCAACAGTAGATTTAATGTTGGCTTTAGTATCTTCAGATGAGTTAGAAGGCCTAAATCAAATCATGATTAAACAATTAAAAAATCGTTTTAATGATCCAGTAGCAAACAAAAGATTTGTGGTGGGTGTTGATAGAGCTAAAATGAGGTTGTATGATGTAGAAAATAGCGCACAAGAAGAGTTGATTCATGACGTTCCCGTTATGAATAATACGGAATTTGGTATGAGGAATGAGGATGCACAGAAAAATAATAAATTCAAAAAATTATATTGAGATATAATAATGTAAAGGAATATGATATGTACGTTTTCGAAGATACTAAGCATGCTTTTCAGATTCGAGAAATGAGTGGCAGTTATAATGAGAATTTGATTGTTGCTACTTTTGACAATGCTGATAGGGCCCGCTCGGTGTTTCGTAGTCTTAAACGAGGCAGTGGTTTCGACGGGCAGACACCAAAGTTTTTTTGTCCAGTCCTTTATCCAAAAGATAATAATAGCTATTGACACAGTGCTTAAAATAGTGTATTATATATAAATATGTGAAGGAGTATAGAACATGTATGGCGACTATAATAAGATTATTAAAACCTTATCTGAATCTATGGGCAAGGCTCGTAATTTAGATGATTTTGATATTATAGAACATGCTTCATTGCTTTCTATGACCCCGCGCTGGGAAGTAAAAGGTGTCTATGATCGACTTTTACGAGAACGTAAAGAAAAACAACGAAAGAGTTATTTATGAAACAGGCCTTTATAGAACAAGGTTCGCTTGAAGGCCTGGTGGTGTGGAATTTAATCACTCTATTCGTCGATGATGATGATAAAGAATCTACAGAAGTCACTTCATATGCTACCAAATATCAAGCTGAACAGGCCAGAATATCTTTCCTCGAAGATAGACCTCTTAGCGAACCACACCCCGTCCTAGGTACAAAGATAAATTTGAAACTTATCTCGAATATCTAACTGTTGTAAAAATACAACAGAATGATAAAAATAAAAAAAGTGCTCTAAGTCTATTGACTCTTCCTTAGTTGTTTGCTATAATAACTATACTGAATGATGACAAGAGAGAGAGAACGAAATGAGCAAGATGGGTAAGATGTTTTATGCTATGGAGGAAGATGCCGAGTTCATGACAAAAGAAGAGTTTGTCGATGAATATGGTACCTCTAACCTCGCTGTGTGGAATGAGGTTAATGAAGAGGCGGATTGGCGAGAGAGTGCTTATGGCCCGGAAGGAAAGTTTAAATGAGCACTCTAACATGGTTTTTTCTAGGTTGTGCTGCCACCTATATAATCATGACTAACCCAGAAATGGCGTCAACAGCGGGCGATATGCTAGTTGATATTGGCAATGGATTGGCAAATAAGGAAATTCCATGATTATAAAAATTCTAGAGAGCAGACCGTTCTATTACTTCGTCTGTATAACCTTAGGCTCTATGATAGCATTTGCAGTTAGCACATCTTCATATATCGCCTACAATTTATTCCGGTGTAATTCACTAATTTTTGGAGTTTGAAAATGAAATATCTTGTTAAGCCCCGTTATAACGGTATGGACAAGCGAACCTTTGACGACCCTGTAGAGGCCGTCGCTTATTATCAAAAATATGTGGAGAGCGTCTCTGGTAAGATGATTGGTACCCTAGAGGAGAAGATGGAAGAGATGAGTTGGATCGGAAAGTTAGAAATTATCCAAGATAACGCTTGACAAGGGCCTCGTTCTTTGCTACAATGGTTATAGTGAGAAAAACAGAGAGGTCGACATGATTGGTGTTGAAGTTACGGGGGGTCTGAAGAAAGACCGTGAACTAGCAGATGAGAT